TGGCGGGCATCGAACACCGAGGTGCTGACGTGCGGATTGACGCGGCCGAACTTGGCTCGGTTTTGCGCCGTCAGTTCGTCCCGGTGCGCCAGGATGCAGGCCTTGGCGTCCGGATGTTGAAGAAACTCCCCGGCGGTGCCGGACAGGCAGATCGTCTTGCCTGCACCGGTCGGTGCCACGCCGAGGGTGTTGCCATGGGCCTTCAGGGCCGTGACGCAGCGGGTGACGAATTCCCGCTGCCGTGGACGCAACATCATCGCCATCCCTCCTTATTGCGCCCAGGCAGGACGGGTGGGAATGACAGGCGACGGTGACGCAGGGGGAGTTCCAGCGATTAGAGTCGAGGGCGCGTGCACAGGGGGGCGCATAGACTGCCCCATCAGCGCGGCATACTCCTTGTGATCCGGCTGAATGGCGACCTTGATGACGTTCTTGTCGTCGCCGTTCTGATCCTTCTCGACATCGATGCGGGCGACGAACTCCACGCCATCCAGATCGGCAAACCCCTTGATACGGCGCGCGCTTTGCGCCTGCGGCGAGTTGTCGGTCGGATGGATGCCGCGTGCCGAGTTCAGGATGGCGCGCAGGAAACTGCGCCCGATGTTGGCCCACTCCGGCCCCTTCGGGCTGTACAGGCCAATCAGACCGAACACCACCCGTTTGGCAAAGGGCCCCTCCAGAATCGTGAACTTGGCATTGAGGTAAATCGCGCCGGTCTTGTCGGAACGGGTCGCGTAACCGCCAGTCCACCCCTGGCTCGGATCGTCGTACCCGCCCGGGCGAATGGTCATGATGACCTTAGCCAGGGTCTTGGGTGGAATCAGGGCGTATTCGCGCTGGTCATCGGCATCGTTGAAGTCATTCCAGGTGGCGTTGTGGTTGTAGCTGTTCATGTAAGTACTCCTTCCTATTGCGCGCGCGGCGCGGTGATCTTGGAAATGAGGCGGCCCAGATGCGGCTCCTCGACGACTTCCAGTCGTCCGGAACGGTCTTTGGCGGGATAGCCCCAGGGATTGATGTGCTGGCAGACGAAGGCTCGATAAGGGGTGCCGTCGTCCGACTTGAGCACCACCATCGAGATGACCTGATCGACAATGCCGGGCAGTTCCAGCGCGGCTTTGGAGCCCTCGATCTGCGGGCTGAACACCTTGCGGTTGAAGTCGTCGAGCTTCTCGTCGAGAATCCCGACCAGCCAGATGTCCTTGTCACGGACATGCTGCAACTGGGTGAGCCACCCGACCAGTTCGCTGGCGTGCAAACCATAGGCGCCACGCGTGTCGGGCTTGCCGGTTTTTTCGGAGAAGGCCTGCGGCTGGCCCTTGCACCACTGCAGGCATAGACGCCCGGCGACCGTGATCGAGTCCACGAAGATCAGCGCGTACTTGGCCAGCATGGCAGGGTCGCCGTACTGGGCACACACTTGGTCGTAATGCGCCTGGCTGTAAGGCTGGTCGTCACGCAACGCCGGATTGGGGCCGCCGATGTAGCAGGCCAGATCGCGGCATTCCTGCCAGGTGCGCGGGCGCACGCTGTCGCCGGGCCAGTCCAGTACCGCCAGGTCGCCGGCTTCCAGATCGATGAACAGGGTGCGGGCCGCATCCGCGGTTTTGAGGAGCGTGGTTTTGCCCACACCCGAGGGCCCAAGGATGACGCCCTTGGAGCCACGCTTTTCTGCCAAGCGCTGCTCGGCAGTGATGAAGGGAAAGCTCATGTCAGACCTCCCCACCAAAGATTTCGGTGACCTTGTCCGTGCCGAGCGCCCCCCGGGCGCGCGCCAGGTCATGCAGGCGGCGTAGGGAATGCAACTGGCAGGAGATTTCGGAAGAGCGGGCTTCCAGCCCCTGGATGGCAAAGGCCAGGTCATCGACCGACGCCTGGCCAAGGGGAAGGCGGTCGATGCCAGGCTGCCCGGCATGGCCCGGGACACGAATGGTTTCCGGCAGGTCGGACAAGGAGAGGGTTTTATTGCGCAGGGATTCGATCAGATTTTTGAACATGGCGATTACTCCGAAAGCAGGGCGAGACGGAAGCTGGGCTTGCCCACCTTCACGGTTCGCGCGGGAATGAATTGCTCGCGCAGGGCGGTCGCCCAGGCGTTGAACTTGGTTTCCGAAACGCGGTAGCTGACGTCGATGAATTCGCGAGGGTTGTCGCCATTGGCGGCAATGCGTGCGTCCATACTGGCCAGCAGCGCCTGATCCCACTCGACTTTCTTGGGTAGGTCGGCCGTGATGCGCACTTCGCCATCGTCGAAATGCACGACGCCACTGTCTTTGCCAGCAACCATGCGTAGGTGCTTGGCGCGCTCCGCATACTTGAGGTTGAGGGCGTGCTCGATGTGATCGACTTGCGCCTTCGCGGTGGCGAGACAGTCGGCGGCCAGCGTCTTCAGATGGAACAGACTGCGGGCATCGAATGTGGCCAACTCGGTGGCCGGGATGGACAGCACATCCTCGTGTTGTGGGGGCAGATGGCGTGGGCTCATGCCACACCTCCTGCGACCACACGCGACGATGTGCTGCTGTGCAGACTCTTCGCCTCGTACTCTTCGATGTCCTCGACGCGGTAGAGGACGCGGCCCTGCAATTTCAGATACACCGGCCCGATCCCGGCGGATCGCCAACGCTCCAGCGTGGCCTCTGCGACATTCCAGCGCTCAGCCAGTTGGCGCTGATTCAGGTGTTTGACACTCACGTTGATCTCCTTTCAGGTGATTGCGAAAACGTGAGTGCAGTTTGGGATTCAGGGGGTGGGCAAACCGGTAGGCAAGGTGGACAGAATGGGTGGGCAGATCAGGCAATTGCTGCTTGCGCGGGCGTTTGGGTGGAAAATTTCACCTGCCGCGGGTGCAGTCAAACCGATGAGGGGAGTGTGCGTTGAGGACTTGGCGCTGCCGTGATCGTGCAAGCGATCAGAACCCAAACAACCGTCGCTGCTCATCCCAGCCGATAGGAACCTCCTCCTGCCGCCCCCGGATGGCATGGAGGTTGAGATGGCGCGGCTGCCGGCCATCCAGAATGGCCTGCACGATGTCCGGTGCCAGCCGTGTCAGCCGCAACACCTCAGCCACCCAGCCGGGCTCAAGCTTCAGTTGCCGCGCCAGTTCCGTGGCATTGGCCACCTCGCCGCTGTCGAGCAGCTTTTGCCAGTAAAAGGCCTTGCCGATCGTGCGGATCATGGGCAGGTCAAAGGATGAACGGACTTTCGCATCCTCCTGACCAGGGGGGGCAATCAGCAGTTTGCGCGTGTGCCTGCGCTTGATGGTCAAGGGGACGAAGGTGACAGCGCGGCCCTGGCTCTGGTATTCCCGAGAAGGCCCTGCAATCGACACCTCGACCTTGCGGCGTTGCCGGGTTTTCTGGGTCATGCCAGCACCTCCTCCGGGCCATGTTGCCCCGAGGCTGCCGCCTCCTTTTGTTCTGCCACGAAGGGATGCTCGGCCAGTTCACGTCGGAACTTCTGCCACCCATCTTCCCGCCAGACGATGTCAAGACCATTCGGGTGCAGTTGCACACGCTCGATCAGCAGACGCATGATGCGGTGCTGCTCCACTGGGAACATTTGCCCCCAGATGTCACCGATGCGGCGCATGGCCACGACGATCGTCGCCTCATCCAGATCGGATGCATCCTGAATCGCCAGCACCTCGCGCCACACGCTGATGATCATCTCGGGCTCCTGCAGTACGCGCAGGACCTGCATCAGCACGGCCGACTCTATTTCGGCAGCCGGCATGGGGCCCATGCTGCGCTGGCTGGGGATGCGTGAGGCACCGGCCGTCTGGCGTTTCTCCAGATAAGGGACGTAGTAGTGGTAGCGCTTGCCGTTCTTCTTCTGCGTGTAAGTCGGCAACATACGCTGGCCGTCGGGTGCATAGAGGAGCCCCGCCAGTAGCGCTGGGTTCTCGTTGTAGCGGTCACGGGTCGTGCTGCGTTTGCGTTGCGCAATGATGGCGTCAACCGCTTCCCATTGCGCGGCCGTGATGATGGCCTGGTGCTGACCCTTGAAGACCTCGCCCTTATTGGTGATCTCGCCAAGATACAGACGGTTGCGCAGCAGCTTGAACAGATACTGCTGATCGATGATGCGGCCGTGGTGGAACTTTCCGGTCTGGGTCTCCCAGGACTTGGTGGTGTGCCCTTCCACCTGGAGTTCGCGCACCAAGCGCGCGGCCGATCCGTGCTCGGCGTAGCGCATGAAAATGTCACGCACCAGTGCCGCTTCCCTTTCGTTGACGACGAGTTTGCGATCCTTGACGTCGTAGCCCAAGGGCGGCACGCCGCCCATCCACATGCCCTTCTTCTTGCTGGCGGCGATCTTGTCCCGAATCCTCTCACCGGTCACCTCGCGTTCGAACTGGGCGAAGGACAGCAGGATGTTGAGGGTCAGCCGCCCCATCGACGTGGTGGTGTTGAACTGCTGGGTCACGGATACGAACGAGACCCCGTGCCGGTCGAACACTTCCACCAGTCGCGCGAAATCCGACAGGCTGCGCGTCAGGCGGTCGATTTTGTAGACCACGACGATGTCGATCTTTTCGTCCTCGATGTCGGCCATCAATCGGCGCAGCGCGGGCCGCTCCATATTCCCGCCAGAGAAGCCGCCATCGTCATAACCGTCGGCCACGGCGATCCAGCCTTCATGGCGCTGACTGGCAATATAGGCAAGCCCAGCATCACGCTGCGCCTCCAGGCTGTTGTATTCCATGTCCAGGCCTTCATCGGTGGACTTGCGGGTGTAGACCGCACAGCGCCGCTTGGGAGTGGTGGCAGGGGTTTGCGTGTTTGGATAGGGCGTGGGTTTTCTCATGCGGAGGCCCCCCGCTTGGATGGCTGGCGCAATCCGAAGAAAGCCGGCCCAGACCACGCGGTGCCGGTGATGGCCTTGGCCACGCCCGACAAGCTCTTGTAGGCACGGGCCTGGTATTCGAAGCGCCCGTCGTCCAGGACTTTGACCTGATGAGTAATACCGTTGTACTCGCGGACCAGGGTGGCGCCCGGCGCCAGCTGGTTTTCTGCGCGGCGCTTCTGGTTGGGCACCTCGCCGGTCTCACCGATTTTCTCCAAACGGCGCTTGAGCGATTGCGACATGGCGCCGAACGCCTCTTCCTGAATCTTGTATGCCAGCCGACTTTCCAGCCAGGTGCGATGATGATGGCCAGGGCGGCGTTCGAAATATTGATCCCAGAGCGCCCAGAGGTTTTCCATCGGTAGGTAGGGCAATTGCGCCAGGCGCGCGGCGACCGTTTCTTTGCTTGCGTGTGTCGTCATACGGAAACTCCTTCTTGTTGAGACGGGTTCGTATGAACGCGCTGGTGGCCAGGAAAGCCAAGCGAAATGTCGCCAGCCGTGGCGTCATGCCGATACTGGTTTTCTGTCCAGATGCGCGTGCGGGCACGGAGAATGCCGGCGGCGAGCAACTGCGCGATTTCCTGGCAAGGGGAGCGGCCGTGATCACGGGGCTCGCGGCTGGCGGATTTGGAGCGATGTTCGAGATGTGACATGGCAGGCTTTCGTGATGAAAAACTGCCACCATTTGACCGGTGCGGCGCAGGAATTCCGAGCAGGAAATCGCGGGCTAATGCGGCCTGCTGCGGGCAATTGCGGATGGTAGCTGTCTGTACTGGCCACCAATGGGCACGTGCGAGTGACGACTGCCCCCGAGCCGCACTGCCGTGCCGTCAGCGCACCGGCGGCTGACCCTTGCGTACAAAACGATCGAAGGTGTTTTCAAGGCCATCGTCGTCATCGTCCGTCTT